CTTTTTAACGTCTTTCCATCGGTAAACGGATTGACCAAAACGGATGTATAGTATCGGACTCCATGTTCCTTGACCGCGAATCGTATCCTTACACTTAGAGCCACTGTGCAGGTACATTAAGTACTTAGCCCAGTTCCTTTGGGTGCAAAGGGTAGATCGTGTTGGGGATCTTAAGGAATCCTTGTAAACGAAACCGTAGAAAATTGTGTAATCTGCGGTTAAGCAACAAGCTTTCCTAAAAAGATCAACAACCCTTTTATCTTTCTTAGGTAATTCGATACCGCCATTCATTGGTGAATAACGGATAAATGACGAAAGATCGATAGGGTCAAGGCCTGGTCTCAGGGGCTTTTCAAGAAAGCCGCCCTGCAAGGACTTCGGCAAAACCTGAGTAAGCGATAAGTATAACTTACGGAAACTTGGATAATCCAAGCTACCAACTTTGTTGTATATTACTATACAATCATGTATATTCTGAGGATACTCAAAGTCGTAAGACCTAATGTACCCTTCAGAAGCATGATAGTTGGCTCCGCAAGATTCTCTGAAAGGTCCAGTCGTAAAACTCTTATCAGAGTTAACAACGAAACCGACGGCGCAAAGGTCTTTTATGAAGACCTCAGCAACGTCCTTGTTGATGATAATATCATCTCCAAAAACAGAGAAATCCTTATCATATTGCTTACCAAAGCACGTAAGGATAAAAGACATTAACTCGAAAGTGAACCCATTCCCCATCGAAGAAACCTTTTTGATGAGGTGAGCTTGACCGTTAAGATCAAGCACGAACTCAGATCTTGAAGCGTTAATTAGCTTCAAAACGTGAGCAGGGAGCATAAATCGAACTAATGCCATGGATACGCTATCACTAGCGTTGGAGAGATCGATTGTGGCCTTTGACAGGTCACAGATCATCAAACGATGCAAATCGCTTAATGAATCGAGATCTACACCAAAGAAGCTCTTTAGGGAGTTTCTAAGTCCATTCCCGATACGTCTTTGAACCAGCATGTTGCAAAGATTTTCCATATTAATCGGTCGATCCTTCTCGTTGTTCTTTCGAACAGTAGAGAAACGACTGAAATCATGGACAAAAGTCACTCTAGCTAGGACCGCTTTAAAACACTTGAACCTCCTAATATGATCTTCATCATTTAGGCGGGACCAAGTGGCGCGGCATAACGTCGAGAGCTTTTGTTGGGCTTGTCTTGAAGAGAGCCCATCTTTGTAACACGACCTAAGGAAGCGCTTTCTCGTAGCAACACGGAGGGCACGATGACTATAGGCTGTTTTAGCCCATAGATCAAAGTTACCCCTCGTGCAAGTCCATTGTGAACTAGATAGCTTAGCTTCAATGCTACCTTGCCCACGGTTGGAAATGCTTTCGGAACCATTAGAAAAACTAATGTCACCGAGCGAGAAATCCTCTAATGCCTTATGGCATAAGAGGCGTGCGCGATACCACTGTGATGGTGGTAACCGAAGGAGGTCTGGTAGACCGTTGTCAAAACCCTTCCACTGTTCCCAGCAAGCAATTCTGCGGGCTTCAGCGGAGGACTTATCAGGAGCTTCCATTTTCTTAGAGAATCGCTTTTGGGCGAACTCTTCACTAAACGAAGAACTCTTTTGGAATTCGAAGTTTAGAAGGATGCTCTGAAAGGCACGGATTGTGCTTTGAAAGTCCATGATTACTGATTAAGTAATCGAGGGTGCGGTTGCAGGGTTGAAACCCTTAAAGACCGATTCAGTCGCCCAGGTGTTCAAGCCACCGGCGAGCATAGCGAGGAGCTGCACAACGCGTGCATTACTCTCCGCTGCTGCCGAGACGCGAACACGAATGGAAACTGCATCGGAGGCCGGAACGCCGTTAACCGTGACACCGTTGTTATCATTGATGATAATCTCGGTGGCAAAGTTCTTCACCGAAACCCCGTTGAGGGATTTCTGGGAAGTAACGTTACGGAAGCGGACGGTCAAGTCCGGGTCGCTAACGAGGGAGTAGGTTACACCATCGTTATTGACCTTCTGAACAACGAGAGACGTGGGCATATTAAATGCTCCTAAAAACGCTTTTAGCGCGTTGGTGAGATAAGACGAAGGCGTCAATCCATCTTTTCCAATTCATAAAATTGGGCTGGATGGTGAGGCCGACGTCAGAAGGAGTGAAGAGTGACCGATGGAGCGACTCAGTGGTTTTCACCGTGAGGAGCCCTCTCTTAGACCAGTTATGGCTTCGAGTAAGGGTAAACGCTGCACCGCAAGGTGAAGCGCCGCGCGAAAAGCTAAAGCTATCCGTTCCCTTCATGTTCAGCCAAGTTTCTTCACGCAAGTTCAGCTTAATACTTGTACAGAACTTTGACTCCAAGGAGAAATCCGGGGAGGTAGAAGCTCTTATATAGTCACCCACGTTTATAAACCAATCGACAACGAATGAGAGTGGAACAAGCTCCCAAGCGGTGGAGAGAGGATTAAGACCGAGGGTGGCCCAAGTATAGCCGTTGATTCCGAATTTGTCGTACCTACACTTAGCATGAGAAGCCACCAAGATATTTCCGGTGACTGACCTCTCTAAATAGATATCAGGTACCCCGTTGGGGACACCGATAGGTATAATAGGGATGTTCTCAAACGAGTGATAGCCGGCAAAAAGAATACCCTGCTTGCCGAGTACCTTTAGTAAATCCTGAACGGTATAAACTAAAGGCATGATGGCATAGCGGTATTCCATCCAGCGATTTCCCATTGACTGTATAGTTCGGTTAGAACTACGCAGTGCATCACGAGGACGCATAGATGAGAAGGACGCAACGTTAGAAGGACCCCCACTTGCATTGGAGAACTTCTTAACGAGACCAGAGGCAGTATTGATTGTCTGCGAAAGGTAATTAAGGGTTTCCCTCATTTCCCCTAGCGTAGTCAATAAGTCAAACTCATTACGAGTTTTGGCAACAACACTGGTCTGGGTGGATGTGACAGCTTTGCTCAAAGCATCAGCGTAACTCACGTTACCTCCGAATGTTTGAATACTAGGAAACGCGGCGAACCAGTGGCCGGAATGGCCCTGTTCTGTCCACGACGCTTCAGAGACTTCAACACCACGGAAGGTCGGTGAGCAAACACCATTGCACGAAGCAACATCGTAACGGGCAGTCCAAGACTTCCTGTCACGACTTACCAGGTAATCCTGTACAGTTGTCTTTTCAACAAAGTAAGGATTCATTACTATCTCCCCGGCCTTCTTCCTAGCAAGAAAGTTCGGCTTTGCGTTAGGAACCCTTTTGAGGTTCACACGCAACGACGAATCATAATTGTTAGTCTGAAGTGGGGGTGTGAGAGCTTTCATCTCCGCGATGCTAAATGTCTGAGGGCATGGTGCCCCAGCCGTTAGCGTATACGCGGGAAGGATGTTAACGTTCACGTTAGTGATAGCTTGGTAAGATGTCATATCGGACTCCTTCGAAGGTAGGTAAGCCTACCCGCAAAGAGATAGGGCCCATTCTACAGAATAAAACGACCGGAAGAGAGTAGGAGAACGGCTGAAACCGAGAGGATCAATGTAATGATCACCACGGCAAAAGTCTTATCCATAAATCTCACCTCCTTTCGTCTAAAAGTAGG